GAGGTAGCACGATTGAATATAAAAAGCTATATCAACAGATTCAAATCCTGCAAGAAAACCTCACACGCTCTAACAGCGATCGCCTATCAGAGCTAACAAGCATTATGCGCCTAATCCAAGCCCTAGACAAAACACCGCAAGCTAATCTAGTAGGCGCTATACACCTAATTAAGCGAGTGATTTACGATGCAATCTGTAAGCTCGATCCTAGCCAAGCTGTTGACCCTTAATCACTTTCTCTAAATCCTTTATCTCAACCCGCAACTGAGCAATCGTACCTGTGTACTGTTCGATGATGCGGGTTTCTGTTAGCTGAATAATGCGATTGCTTTCCTCAATCCTGCGATCAATACTATTTAAGGCAATTCTCAATTCTGATGCATAAATTTCTAATATAGATGCTGTCTCTGTGGGAATGCTAGCGATCGCTTGTTCCAATGCTTGAATTGCCTCGGTGTTGTGCCTAGTGGCATTAATTAAATCTTCGTGCGCTTTATTTACTGACTCGTTAGCCTTAGCCAATGACTGTAAGGATTGAGCGTTTGCCGATGAAGTTTGGATCGCATCAGATACCAAATGCAATAAGTCTTTTGTGATGGCTGTAGTGGTATCCATTCCCCTTGTAGCAAGTTGGGATACGGTATCGGACAGACCTTGATTAATATCAATCTCTGCTTCTAGCTCTTGCCCTTTGCGGTTTTCGGATTGCAGTATCCTACTAGTCTGCGATCCTGACCATTGTTTCCCAATCTCTTTCCAATCCACAAAGCCAGATAGCTTAGTCAAAATTACAGACAAAACAACTAGTCCAGTCCCTACAGCCCCTGTCCCTAAATTTATAGGTATTTCATTACTAGATCCGCTATTTGGCGTAGACTGCGATTGTGGCTGCGATGTAGCCACTGCGATATAAGATTTCATTATTGAAACAATAGGGAAAGTATTAGAATGATTATGACATTTTTTCAAGGAATTTCAAATGAATAACACACAATGGCTAACTGTTTTGGGTGTTGTCGCTGGAGCATCCGAGCTAGCGATCTCGAAAAATATCTATCCTGAATATGCGTCATGGGCTTTTGGCTTAAGCATTATCGGGATGGGTGCGTTAGGTAAAGGAGTTGAGGAAAAATAGCAACAAAAAAGCGCTCTAAATTTAGAGCGCTTTTTTGTTTAAGAAATCTTGCTAGTATAAGTGCCGATCGCTGAATGGATCGGAAAAGTACAAATCACTGATTCCCCGATCAATACTTCTTTTGTACCTTGGTTGTAGGCTGTACGGATATCGCCATTAGCAAGCTGTACTTTGTTTGTTCCCAAATAAGTTGCACTTACATTTCGTTGCGCGTCATCAATTGTGAGCTTTCGGTTGATAGCTAGCACTGAATCCATGAATGCTGTTGATAGTAAGTTTTCTATGCTCATAGTTTAGCTAAAAGTAATACTGTTTATTTCGATGTTGACCCAAACTTCAAACGGGGTAGCCCCGACAGCATAGGAATCTGTAAATATTTGAGGGCTTTCGGTCAAAGTTTCGTCAAAAGTCCAGTTAACAGGCGGGGTAGATTCTTCGGGCAACCCTTCTATTTTTATATAGCCAGTAATGGTTGTTGCGATCGCAAAAGTCGAGGCAGTAAATAAAGGGCTTGCGGTAGGCAAGCCTATTGCCACCCCTCTTTGTAGCGTTATCCCTATGGAGGTATTTTCAAAAGTAATTGCATGTTTGATATAGGGAATTGCATTTCTAAAAATAACTTCCCCTGTATATGCGTAATCGATATCATCTGAGGATATTACCTCTTCGCGTTCGGTCACTGGGATATAATCACCCTCCAAATTATAGGCGGATTGCTCAAATGTAATAAATGTTTGAGTAGAGCCTCCCGTGTAGGTAATGAGAACTTCTTGAAAAAGTCCATCAAGGAGAAATGCAGGAATTATATCTGGGATATCGGGTTCAGTAGCACCGATAAAGCTCTTTTTATCTGCTTTACCTAATCCGCCTTGCACTGGCGTATAGTCTACAACCTCTCCCTGCCCATAGTACAAATTTGGCATAAATTCGGCTGGTGCATCGTCACCGCTAAGCATTTTAATTTTGCCATCGGCTCCAATCGTTGCAATTTGGGGCGCATTTTTAAAGAGCCGATCGCGTATGGCTCTAGATTGAGAGTCATACGTCATACTTTTTTCGAGCTGTAATCGTACTTTTTGAGCAGGGGTGAGATTGTCCATTACACAGGAGCGGCATAGGTAAAAGTATTTACAGACAGAGATCCGCCACTAACTAAAGTAGTGGTATTGAGAATGCATGAAGCGCCCGATCCTGATACTCCTACATTGCCTTGGAAAATGACAACATTATCGGAATCAGTAGCAGAAAAAGCTAACGCTGTACCGCTTGCTGATGCTGTAATTGGTGTGATTGCAGCGGCTGTAGCTTGCCCTGATGAAGCAGCTCCAAAGGCAGGATCGGCTAGGGTAAAAGTAGCAAGTAAAGTAGTTAAGCCAGTATCAGAATAAATCTTTAATTTACCTGCGCCCGATCCTTGATCTAAAGCATCTACGGTGTAGTTACAAAGCCCGTTTCTAATCGTTGTGCTGTGAGTAATTGCCATAATTTTAAGGTGTGAAAGTACTAGAAATGATTGCAGTTGCTGGTTCGCATTGTGCGGTAACTGTTGCGGATACATTAACACCAATATCAATCGCCGCCGTTGCTGGTTCGCACTGGGCAAATATTACATCAAAGTTAATATTTGCGGATATAGCGACTGTTGCTGGTGATGCTTGTGCAATGCATTGAATAGAGTTAGCAACCGTTACAGGTCTATAAACTGTTGACGGTGTAGCAGCAGGACTAGTTGAGATGACATCGCACATAAACCCGATAGATCGTTTTGTCAGATCCTGACTAAATGCGATCGCATCCGCCAAGCATCGATACAAAATCCCATTAAAAATAATATCGATCCTGCATCGAGGGCGCAAATTTAAAAGAGCATCAGTCAAAGCCGTGACCATGAATCGGCATTGTTTGCGCCCGTTAATTAGCACAATTTCTAATTGTCCATACTCAAGAGCATGAGCATTACTGGTTAGCCAATCCACCAAAAGCGGTTGACGTTTTTCTTTGCTAGGCACGCCGCCCAAAGGTATCGCGTTTACCGTTGCTGTTACTTCTTTGTTTTTAGTTTTTGCAGCCTCACTATAAGTAATTGATGGTGGTCTGGTCGAGCCATCGTTAGCAGTTTTTGGAGTGCGAGTTGCACCAACAAAATTAGATGGGAGCCTATCATTGCCCGTGGTAAAGGCTGAATAAGTTACCCCATTACAAGTTATCGATCTAGCGATTGATCCTGATACACCGTCAAAATTAGTGCCAAAAGTCTCGACAAATTTTATCTGACTCCAATAAGGCAGATTAGGAGAATACTGGATAGTCTCACGACTCAAACTATATAAAGTTGCGAGAGTGCCTGATGTAGGGATTACGCCTGTATATACCGTTGTGATTATGTTTGAGGGATAACCATCAGGGTGATAAACATAATCGATAATTGTGCGCTCAATCTCAAAAAATGGTGTAGTTGCCGCTCCTGTAAAGCTATCAATTAACCTTTGGTATTTGCGTGTAATTTTCTGGGATAGGCGATTAGAGCTATCGAAGATGGTCAAGTCTTCTTTAATATTTGTTGCCACTAATGGACTGACAACCATTTCAGCCAAGCCGCCAACAACCGCAACAGAAACCAATCCACGCTCTTCAACCTCGACCGAATAATTTTCACTGGTAATATTTAAGGTGTTTTGGCTTATTAAAAGTACAGTGCGTTTAGAACTGCCAATAACTCCATACTCTGCATATTGTGGAGTAATTACCAATATCGGGTAATCGACACTATCAGGCTCTTGGACTACACCTGCGATCGTTAATTCAGTGACAGTGGGAATAGAGGATCCATCAACAGGATCAAAGCTAGCCTCATCAGAGCCGATTGTAAGGCTAGCGATCGGGCTTGCAGTCAAGTCTATTGGTGATGCTATTACCGTACCTGATGCATTGCAATAGAGTACATGTCGATCGGCTCCTACTAAATCCCCTGCAAATTTAATAGGCGATCCGCCCGTTTTTTGGATTGGTGTATTAAATGGATATCCAAGGGATGGAATTGAGTGAGATGTAATTCTCGCATTTTCAAGAACTCTGACCACAATTTCATCGCGATCGGTATTAGTACCAATCGTTACTCCACTTACATCGTTATCGGCTGTGCGCTGTGATTGGTATGCAAGGATATCGCCAACATCAATCTGTAATACTCCCTCGTTAAAGCCTATATTTGGAGGTGATGGCTCCTTTAGAATGAATCCCGTGAAGTAATTAACGAGCGTTCCTGACTCATTAGCAGTTTGGAAGACAACAGCCGCTTCTACAGCCCAATTAGCAGCCGTCACAGGATCGCCAATAGTTATAAATTCGTTATATCTGAGAGGGTTAAAAGTTAAGGTAATCGATCCTGTAGTTGGCGCGTCTCTACGCTCTAATGTTGATGGTTGCGAGAGTGTGATAGATGCTAGCTCTGACGTGCGATCTACCCCTGCGATCGTGAGTAAAAAAGGCCTAGAGCTTAGGTTAATGGTCATTAGATCTTAACCCCCGTCTCTTGCAACTCAACGATCGCGGTAATATTACCAACCCCCGTATCTGGGCTAAACGTTGGCTCAATAGGCATTTTTACCTGTAACTTAGGGTAATAATTTACCCCGCCGTTTCGCTGGAAGGGAATGCCAACAGATGAACGGGTTTTAGTTGACGATGTTTTCCCCTCTTCAAAATACAGTGTGATTTCGTCAGTCAACTCTAAGTATGGTGAACCTGTTAGGGTCTGAGCTTCGCGCCTTATATTATTAGCTGTAGACCACATTGCGCTTAACTTTAGTGAATCAGCGATACTAACTTTTGCTTGAATATTGTATTGTTGCGGATCTTCAAAACTAATGCCCGTATCGATGAAATTTCCGTTTACGCTAAAAGTCCCATTTCCTGATAACCGAGAACTTTGGCGGGGCGGGGGAGAATCAGAACTAAAATTCCTGAATACAACACTCAGATAAACGCGGATCGAGTGCGTACCACTGCCACCGCTAAGACTTATTGCGCTCCCCCCCTGCGTAGCTGATACGGTAATCGTTGCGCCTACACTGACCACATAATAGCTAGTATTAAGTGCTAGACCCGTTGGCAATGTGCCTGTGGTAGTAAAGCGCACAACGTCATCAACCGCAAAAACTTGCGTCGATGGAGTAATGGCGCTACCCGAAAAAGTAAATGTGTAGCTACGCCCAAAATATACGAGTGTTAAGTCGCCGATCGCCATTGTGAGTCAGGGGATTTTGATTAATTATCGCACATCAATCTATGGTACATTTTGATTGCGTTAAATATTGACTGACTTAGATTTTAAGGAGCGAACCGAAAAGCCGATTATTTTTGATTTGTGGATTTGTTAATGATTTTTTGAGAGTTTGAAGGCGATCGAGAGGTCGTCTTTTTTGTTGGGTAAAATTATTTTTGATTTAGGTATTGACATTAGTTGATTACTAAAGTAATGTATATACAGACAAGCAAATAACACAAAGGCAAACGACAATGACACTTAAGCAAGCACAAAGATTTTACGATTTTGCGATTGGACAAATCACTTTAGATATTTACGGGAATCTTGCAATTCGCACCCTAAGTGGCAAGCTCTACGGAATGCCATCAACAGAGTCTTGCAGTGATCGCGCTTATCTTGGTTTTATGTGTGGTTTTTGGATTAATAAGAAGTCAGAAAAAATTAAAAATGTTGGCATATGTGGTGATGAACCTCAGCGCATGTCTGAATCAATTGTTAATTTTCTTTGGGAAGTTAACTACGCATACTAATAACCCTATGCCCAAACCTAACCCCGCAAACCCATACCATTGCGATCGCCCTATGCGCCGCAATGGTAAACAAGCCAAGTCAGGAGCAGTGCAATATCGCTGCAAATGTGGCTTTACCTGTACCGATAGCGATCGCCCCGCACACCGCCCCTTATTAGGTGATGCGCCTTTGACGCAAGTTGAAAGGAATCGTAGGTATAGAGCTAAGAAGAAAGCTAATTTAAATTAGTTGTAAATAGTAGTTGACAAATACAGGATATCGATCAATAATAGATCATTGAGTTAAACAAGCAAGGCAAAAGACAATGACTAACGTAATTACAAAAAAAGGTTCCAAGTCTGAAGTTATGGAAAAGTTTATTGGAGCTTCAAGCGTAATGCAATGCAACGAATCAACTAACTTATTTGCTTTTGAGTTTGGAAGTAATGAAGGATGCTACATGACAATTGACGGTTTTGTTTTTCGCAGCCATTTAGAAGGTGATGAAGCAATGAAAAGATTTAGAGATGCTATTAGTCTTTATCTGACAATCCAAAACTAACCACCCGCGCACATAAGGGAGTAGCGCCCCTTTCTACACATCAACTAAACAAGGAAAAACACAATAACTATTAAATGGATTAGCTCAGTACATGCCAAAATCAATGACTCTATACACGTTTATATTGAGTCTGATGATGGGAACTGGTTTATTTATACCAATAACATCCCATCTACAGATTTTGAAGATAACTCGTTTAAATCAAAATATGACGCTCAAGATTTTGCGGAGAAACAAGCAAAAAAGATTGCTGCTATTGAGTTAGAAAAGATTACAGATCAATCATACGATGATGACGATGATGACGATGATGATCTAAGTTGGGAAGATATTCATCGCATGAGAAAAGAACTCATTGCAAAGAATCCAAGTGCAAGTGCTGAATATGCCTATAAAAATATGTTTCCGCATATTCTCAAACGTGAATACGAAAATGTTTTTACTAATAAAAATGCCTAAATCACGCACCGAAATCTATCGCGATTGCTATCTCAAGCGTACAGCAGACAAACTCCGCTACTACTGTACGCAATGCGATCGCCAACTCAGATCAGATTCACCTCTCACTATTTGCCGCGCTTGTTGGCTTAAAACGGATGAGGGCAAGCTATACATGCGACTGAAGAAAGCGGAATCAAGAGCTAAAAAAGTAGTAAAATATTAATGCGATCGCGGATGCTAGTCCCGATCGCGTGATCAACCTTATCCATTAATCGCAGGTCAATATGACAAGTTTAACTCAATTTGCATTTAATTCTCAACAGGTTCGTATTGTTTCCATTAATAACGAGCCTTGGTTTGTCGCTCAGGACGTATGTGACATTTTAGATATAAGGAATGTCAGCAAGGCTTGTAACCCATTAAAAGATCGCGAAAAGCAAGTTTTAAATTTGCATGAGATGGGTATAACTTCAAGTGATGATCCAGACACCACAAGGCTTTTAGCGGTTTCAGAGTCTGGTTTGTACCGCTTAACCATGAAATCTCGCAAACCTCAAGCTGAACCTTTTCAGGATTGGGTATGTGAAGAAATCTTGCCAAGCATCCGCAAAACTGGCAAGTATGAGTTAGTCCCATCTCAACCCGCACTACCTCAAAACTATATTGAGGCTCTAGAGGCACATCTACAATCTGAGAAAGATAAAAAGGTACTTGCTGAAGCTAACCAGAAATTGATCGCCGCCAATCAATCCCTAGAAATCGAAGTACAGACTTTAGAACCAAAAGCTGATCGTTATGATTTGATTTTGGCAACCGATGGATGGATGACGGGTGAAGAAATCTGCAAGCAATTGGCAATTCCTAAATTCTCTAATCGCAAGCTCTATGATATTTTGCGTCAAGAGAAAGTATTGTTTAAGCGTCCCGATGGAACTAACTGCCCATATGCTGAATGGGTAAATGAGGGGCTTGCTAAGCTTCGTGATGGTCAATGCTTTGATGGTCGTATGAGATTTAGCCCTGCTTTCTCTTGGAAAGGATTGGATCGCATTCTTGACCTATTGCGTAAACATCAAGTTATTCCCAAGGATAAGCAGTATCGATTTAACTTTGATTCTGACAAAATCGTAGCGATGAAGAGGGCTTAATCATGTTTGATAAAATTTATACAACTGATGAACTTGTCAAAATCCTTAGAGAAGAGCAAATGGCTTGCGTCAAAGGTCAGGGCACATTCCCTATGCCTGATAATGCCGAAGAAATCGCAAAACAAACACCACTAGGCTCTATTTTGGGGGCGCAAAGATTATTTGAGGTTGGTTGTTATCATGAGTTTCGCGATCAAGTTCAAAAGTATCAAATTGAAAATAATATTTCTGGGCTTGAAGTTGATGTTTGTATTATTGGTGACAAGCTCTATAGATTCCCTATCCCTGTCTGCCAATTAGAGCTAACTAAGGATGATTACCAAGTCTTGAAGTTAGCCAAAGACGCTGTAGTTGACGCATTCCTTAGTGCTGTTGATGAGCTTACCTATTTGAGCTTTAGCCATGAAGACAAATCTCATGCTCAATTTGATATCGAAACTACAAGCCAATATATTAGACACCTTTCTGAGTTTTGCGACTGGGCAGAAATTACAGGCGCTAAAGAATTTGAAATAACTCTTGTTCTTGGCTATGGTGATTATCACGAATCTGCATATATTGCTGAGCATTCAGAATCTGCAAAATATTCTGATTCTATGTATTTCTGTGCTGCTAAAGCTTGCAATATTAATGGTGAATAACATTGATAATGTACAGATGGCTTATGACACTGCGATCAATTTGTTGCCTGAGTTGAGAAGAGCGAACAATCAGCATTAATATAAATCAAAGGAGAAAAATGGATACACCTAAAGACGAACAAGATTTTAAATCTTTCTTAGACAGTCTAAGAAAAGAGGCTTTGCAAGGAGAGTTTGGCATACATGCAATTTGGCTTGAGTCAAAAAAAGTTGCGAGTAAAGTCGCAAGCTTTAGAAATGAGCGAGGGAATAACCCTGAGTCTATAGAAATCCTTCAGGCATTGGTGTTGTTTGCGGCCAACCAGCCAGATCTAAAATTTCTTATCCCTTATTTGGATGGAGAAAAATCAGAAAAAGAACTTTCTCAATCTTTTAAATCAATGATCGAAGATGAAATCGAAGAACTAAGTTTGTATAGCAATTTACATAAAGCGCATATCGCACTTTATGCTTACGAGCTAACCCGTAACAAGAAATTTCAAGAGCGATTGGTTAATGATACCAATTGCCAAAGGTGGATAGGTGAATAACATGGAACAATTCGACATCACCAAAGCCGTACCAAGGGCAAGCCCAAAACCCAAAGTACACAACCCGTTCCCTATCGATACGAGCGCATTAACCAAGCGCTTGATCCGTGAGTATTATCCTGAGTTGGAGGGGCGGTTGATTCGGGATTGAGTAAATATTAAGGAGTAAACATGAGTAACAATACACAAGAATTTTCTATCTTCGACTCTAAATACAGCGAGATTTTAGCCCTGCTATGGTTTCGCATCTCTCAAGATTTCCAATGCGTTTGGGAGCAATTTCTTTTTAATCAGCAATGGTATAGGAAAAGGATCGGCGGTAAATGGTGCTTGCATTGCCATGAAAAACGTGTTTTCTGGACTCCAGAAAGTAATTTTGTTGATGTCATGGCTGGCTTTGGTGCGATTGTTGATGTGATTAAAACTGAGGATTGGGATGTTGATAAAAACTAAAACGATATCTTTACCTGTTTACGCTAAAGATATCTCTTCTCTTTTGCGTATAACTATAGCTGATGATATACTCCCCGTTGGTATATTAGGGTTAACCGATTTTATTGTCCATCATCATGGCTGTGAAGATTCATGTACTGATTTTTATTCAGTACTCGAAAATCATTGTAGTTTTATAACCGCTAAAAATTTAGGGCGTTTATGGCATAGCGGCTATTTGCAAGATGATCATCATTTTGATGTTTATAAAAATATTCCACATCAAAGATTTTATGGCGGATTTTATCATGGTGGATTATCGTTTATTGATTCGCCTCAATCCACTTATTCTCCAAGTGGTCAAGCCTTTGCAAGCATTTCTTTGTCAAAATTTTATATTAGAGGTAATGAAATCCCTAGTGAAATTAAAAGCAAGGTTGAAACCGTAAACAAAAGGATTTTAACTGAGAAAGATCGCTTAACCTTAATACAACAAAGCAAGGGCTTTAAATACGGATGGATTAGCTATAAATTGCAAGACTTTATGGGAAATTATAGGCAAGAAGTTGAAAAACTTTTTGAGAATGAATTGTATTTTTATTTCCCTCAAAGCCCTGTTTATCAGGATCGCTACAATTCTTTGCCCATGATAGACAGAATAAAATATACAGCCGCCTAAGCTAAAATCACAAGGCAAGGTTAAACCCTATTATTAGCGTTGAGTCAGCCCCTTGCAACAAAAAAGCCGATCGCTTGTTGGTCGGCTTTTTGTTGCGTAATTTCCTATACAAAAACCTGCGAAATACTTGCAATAATTAACCAACCTATCAAAACAAGATTATGCAAGTTTGCGATATTTGCGGCGCTCAAGAAACTAACGGTAATATATCTCTGTCTGCCGACCGCAATCGGCATATATCTGTATCTAATAAGGATTTGCATTATACAAGGTGTTGCCAGATCGCTATCAGTCGAGGTCGCAAAGGTTGTTTGAATAGATTAGGAAAAGTTATAGATCTCTCAGATCTCTTTAATGATTAGTTTACATACTCAGCGCCATAGATTTAATTAATGCTTCTTTCGACTGAATTATGTGATATTATTATCACATAATTCATTTTCATTAAAACCGTATGGAAGTTTGGACTGATATCAAAGGTTTTGAAGGGCATTATCAAGTATCAAACTATGGTCGGATAAAAAGTGTAGAGCGGCAAGTGGCATCAAAAAATGGCTCTACACGCACAATCCAAGAATCCATTAGAAAGCCTGTTTACAATAAAGGTTGTAAGGCTTATGCAGTGATACTGTTGGCGGGGGAGAAGCGTGAGCATCATTTGATTTCGTTTTTAGTTGCACAAGCTTTTGTTAGCAACCCTGATAATTTACCTAAACTAATTCATCTTGATGGAAACAAGTTAAACGATCATGCTTCAAATCTTGCTTATGTAAACAACGATGCGCCTCCAATACAACACGCAAGACATTATAAGCTGACAGAATCTGATATAGATGACATTAAAACACGCCGATCTAACAATGAGATACATAGAACCATAGCCAGTGATTACAATGTTTCTATTACAACCGTATTCAAGATTTGTAGTGGCGGCTAATTCTACATACTCAACGCCGCCGATCGTGCCATCTCCCTTTGAATCTGCAAAGCGATCTCTGTAGCGTTACCACTGCCTGTAGTTACATTTACGTTATAGGTTTTGTTACCGCCCGAATTGTTCAATACGTTCTTAGTCTGATTTGCAGGTAGGACATTAGAGCCTCTAGGCAATGTCACAAGCTCAGCACCTCGTTCTCCTACCAATGCCATACCGCCGCGGAAGTTTGTAACACCACTAGCAAAAGCAGGAACTTTAGAAGCGCCCGCACCCGTAGCGGCGCTAAGTGATGTTCCACCTTTAGTTACTGCCAACGCATCAATAATTTGCTGTGCAGACTTACCTAAAATTTGCTGTATCTCAATCGCAGACGCTTTATCTAGCGCCCTTTGTTGCTCTTTAAATACTCTCTCACGTTCGATTTTCTGATCCTCAAACGCCCGATCAAGCGCTAGCTCTTTCTCTTTTTGAGCTAACTTAATCGTCTCTAGCTCAGCATCAGCAGCTTTCCTGAGTGCTAAGTCCTCGTTGGTTTGCTGTAGTTTTAAAGCACGTTCTTCATCGGCTTGCTGCTCTTTAATTGCTGCAAGTTCACCTCTCTCGAAAGCTAATTTACTAGCCTGTAATTCAGCTTCGATTCTTTGCTTTTCAGGTTTGAGTACAGTGTTCTCAAAAGCCAACTTAGCAGCGTTTTGCTCAGCATCAAAAGCCAACTTAGCAGCGTTTAATTCAGCTTCAAAAGCCTTGTCACTAGCTCTCTTGACCTCAGTGCGCTTTACATCTTCAGCTTTATCTATTTCAGCTTGTTTGGCTTTGTTGGCTTTCTCCAATTCGTCTAAGGCAAGCTGTACTTTTTTCTGCTCTTCACCCGTAGCGATCGCGGATACTTGAGCTATTTGCTTGGCTTGAGCAACCAATTGTTCTTGACTCTGTACCCCGCCCTGTCCTTGGGTAGCTGCTTGCGATCTAATGCGTTCTTCTTCTTCGATTTGCGCTGCAATCCTAGCCCGATCTTCGGGCTTGACAGTAGCGATCGCGCCTTCATTACTTATTAATTGCTTAGCTTTTGACAAAGCCTCAGATGCTTGTTTATCACGTTGAGCGCGTTGCGCTGCAAATGCCTCATCGTCCTTACGTTGCTTATCGGCTCTCTGTTCTTTGAGTGCATTTTGCTTGTCATCAAAATCCTGCTTGAGTTTGTTTAGTTTCTCCTCGTTTGCACGTTTCTTGGCATCAAGAGCATCCTCAAGTTGTAGTTTTTTGGCATTCTGAGTGTCGTCAAATGCGCGTTGCTTATCTTGTAAAGCTAGGGTTTGCTTTTCCTTTAGTACCTCTGTTTCTAGCGCTTGCTTGCGATCTAGCTCACCTTTTGCGAGTGCATTTTTTTCTTCGATTGCTTTGATAGCATCGGCATTTTCGCGATCGCGTTTGGCTTTGGTGTCTTCAAAGGATCGCTTGATTGATTTTTCTGCGTCTTGGTTTTGGGCTTCCCTGATTCTTTCAGCTTGCTTGCGTTGTTCATCGGTTACTTCAGCGATCGCTGATGCTTCCTTTGCTGCTGTACTATTTACCGCAGCAATTCGATCTTCTAAAAGTTTTTTGCGTTTGGAGAATATTGCAATCTCATTGTTTAGAAGTTTTTGTAAAGCAGGGTTATCAGAAGCGCCTTGAGCTTGCGCTTTCAAGGAATTAATAGCTAAATCAATATTTTCAACCTGCTCCTTAGTTTCTTTATTGAATTTCGCTACTCCTTCGGCACCTAATCTATTTTTAGCCCCTGTAGCGTCAATGGCTACACCGTATTTGTTCAATACGTTGAGTGATTCGTCGAGGGCTTTGGTGTATTCCTTTTGATTTTCAGCAAAAGCAATTACTTCTTTTTGTCGCCCCCTTTGCGCCCCAAAAATATCAAATGTTGCGCCTTGTCTTCCTAATCCGTCGTCAGTAGTTTGCTCAGGTGACGCTAGCTTACCGCGTAGCGCTTGTAATTCTGCTAATTTTTGCTTGTAATCCTCCAAACTTTTTGTCGATTCCGAAACATTAAAAGCTGATGATAATTGCTTACCTACTGCAATTAGTGGAATCGCAGCAACAACAATTAACCCCAATGGCGTTGTCAGTGCATACGCCGCTACACTAGCAGCCGTGAGCGCACCTGTTAGCACTCCCGTACCTACAGCAAGTGCCCCTTGAGCGATCGCCGCTAATCCCGCTTTAGTGGTTAGCAGTGTAAAGGCATTACTAGCTAGGGTAGTCGCAAAGGTGAGGGCATTAGCACCAAAAGCTGCAATACCAGCCGCCCCACCAAATAACTTTAACCCCCCAACAAAAGCTGGAGCCGCCGCGCCGATCGCTGTAAGAGCCGCACCTAATGTAGCAATACCGCCAGCTAGTCCAATAATCGCGCCTAAACCTACTTGAATTGGTGCAGGTAATTGGTTGAATACGTCAACAGCCGCGCCTACAACCGCTATTAATGGCGCAAATGCTGTTTGTGTACCACGTCCTAAATTCACTAAAGCTTCATTGATTTTATTGATAGCTGCTGTAATTTGACCCTGAGCAGACTTGGCAACAATATCAAAGCCAGCTTGTGCTTTACCTGACGCATTACCGATGGCTGCTAGATTCTCGTTGAACTTGCCTAGATCGCCACTAATCAAAGGCAATACAGCAGCTAGTCCGTCAACATCGGTAAAGATCTTGGATAGCTG